GCTTAAACGTGGCGTGTTTGGCTAGATTGCAGACTTTTCCGCCAAGTTATGAATTTTCTGGCAAAAACGCCTTGGATGTTCATGTAATTGGCAATTCTGTACCACCATTACTTATTAAAGTAATTTGCGAGGAGATAAAAAATACTTTTAATACTTTTGGGGATTGACGGCGGTATATAAAAAGTATATAGTAGGATTAAGTTAAAGTTAAAAAAAATGCAACTTAAAATCTTTGGGATAACTGGCGAGTATGCTATATGTCACGGCGACGGGCATATCCTTTATGATCACCCTGGGGAAATTGTAGAATTAAGTTTCGAGGGAGTTAGAGTTTTTCATTTTAGTTTCTTTAGGATATTTTTTAGCCAATTAATTAAGGAATTTTCTTTAGTTGATGTTAAAGATAAATTGGAGACTACTAATATAACGGGAGACGGTTGGGAAGTTTTACAAGGAGTTTTTAAAAGTTATGCTAATAACTAAAAATACTAGGGAAAGATGAGGAAGATGAGAATTTAGTAATTAGCTTAGATGATAGGCTAGAAGTCGTAAGTCAATATCCTAATTTAAAAATAGTCGTAAGTGAGAAAGTAAAATGCTAATACTAAAATTTGTGGGGAAAATAACTCCTGAAGTAAATCCTGGGATTTATATAGAACATCGTTACGAAATAACTAAGGACAGCCCGCAAATATTTATTTTGCCAAAACCTTCAATATTTGATTCCGTTTGTGTAAGTGATGGCGTTAAATTTAAGCCACTGGCTATGGATTTTTCTTATTATCGTGTGCCGGGTTTTTGGAATGATGATTTGTACGTAAGGACAGATGTTTATCCATTACTTTGGTTATTTTACGCATTTATTGTTTTTTTAGATAGGTGTAACTTAAAGCTCAAAAAAGTAGTCTATAAATTTTTACTGTGGACAAAACAAGGTAAAGATTTTCTTCCCGTTGGCGAGAGAGTTAGTTCTTGGAGAGAGTTTTTTAAGTTTTATTTAATTAGTTTAGGAGGATAAAAAATGTTAATTAATTTACCGAAATGCAGAACCCATATTAAGTTTGAGGAAATGTATGAGTATTTCTTTACAGAGGCTAACTTCCCAGAATTAGTGGAGCGAAACCTCAATTACGGATGGGAAGGTTTGAACACATATAAGTTTATTAAATTCCTCCAAAATAACAAAATCCAGGGCGTGAATGCAGGGGTAGACAAGCTTTATAGCGTCGCACAGCTTGAAGAGTTGTATAAACAAATTAAGTCTATCGATCCTGAAGACTGGAAGTCAGGCAATTTAAGTTTTCTAGAAAGTTAAAGGTTAAAGTAAAGGTAATTTAAAATGTCTCATGAATTTAGACTCGCTTGCAAAACCTGTAATTTAGAAACAGAAGAAGTTAATCACGCTCAAGAAAGTATTAAAAATTTCTTGAGTAAGTGGGAGGAAAATAAAAACGCCCTAACTAAAGTATTAGATTTAGGGTTGTTTGATATTGGTGATGTGCGCGAAAGTTTTAGGTCTAAATCACTTCCTGTAGATATTTATGAATTTATGCTTTTGCATGAAAATCATGAACTAGTAATTAGGTCAGAATACACATCTGTAGCAGATGAGGTAATTAAAGTTAAGGTAAAAAAGCGTTAATTTTTAAGCTAGAGGAAGAATTTAACAATTTATTTACTGTTAAAGAAAATGGCTATGGGTACATAAAGTTAAAAACACCATTTACTTTACCGGATGGTGCAATTATAGATGTTTACTTAAAGCTAAATAAAGATGGAGACGTAGAGCATATCACCGACTTAGGATGTACATTAGGGTGGGTCTATGTAAACTGCCACGAAGAAGATAGAAGTGCGGATTTTTGGGAGAGGGTAAAAGATTTTGATGTAGGTTTCAAAACCCTCTCCAAATACGGGATTAATGCAAGAAGTTTTTAAATTAATTACTGCAATTATTTAACGCCTTAATTTTTTTGCATAAAACTTAAAAGTATCGTAAAATGTAAATATAGTATATTTTTACACACGCTTTTAAGTATGTCTACGATAAATAAAGGCGACCTGCCTAGATATGAAAATGGCGAATATGGGCAATCTGAATTAACGCAAGCTGTGGCTAATGCCGAAGTAGCAGCACTCTTAAATCCTAGTAGCGGTGGCGGAGGCTCTACCACGGTTAACTTTGGCACTAAAATAACAGATGCTACTATACCTACCGGTGGTGTGGGTAACTTAGGTTGGTTGTCTGCGATTTGGAAACTGATAGGCGATCGCATCCCTCCAAAGTCAGCTTATGAATCCTCAACCACAATTACAATTACTCGCGCTGCTACTACAACTTATACTGCTTCTGCACCAAACTTTGATGTTTATGGCAGTCTATTCCAACTTCAAAATATAGGCGAAGCAGGTAAAGGGATTTTTCTTTCCTATTTTGAAATATCTCTTAATCTATCTGCCGTGCCAGCAGGTATGACTTCTTTTGCGGTACACTTATACCCTACAGCACCTACAAATATTGCAGATAATAGTATCTGGACAATTGGTTCTGACCCTGTTCTAGACCCTGTAGGTTTCAACGTATCTATGAGTTTAGCTAAAGGGGGTAATAGAGTTGTTGGCGTTGTTAGAGACTTAAATCAATTGTTTATTTTAACCAGTTCAAGTTTGTGGGGATATCTGGTTACTAACGGTGCAATTGTCCCGGCTGCTAACTCAGAAACAGGGACTATACGCGCTAGGAGTTTTGTACCATGAGAACTTCTACTAGAATGGTGGTGTTGGGTGGTTTTAAAGGTGTTCTTGATTTAATTTTTGCTATAGCCTCTGTCGCTTATGGATTAAGACGGCTTTCCAGGTTTTGGACTGGTGCAGCTATAAGAGTAGAGAGAAGTAGTGATAATGCACAATTAGATATTGGTTTTATTGGAGAGGACTTAGATTACATTACATTATTAGCATTTGTAGGTACTGGTAGCGGCTTTGTTGTTATCTGGTATGACCAATCAGGTAACGGGCGCGATGCCACGCAGACCACGCCAGCATTGCAGCCGCGCATTGTCAGCAATGGTGCAATTGAGACGAAAAATGGCAGACCAACAATAAGACAACTCACGGGCGGCGGCGGGTTTGTAGCGTCTGTACCAATAACAAGCTCTACACTAACAGCAAATGCTGTTGCATCTTTAGACCAGCAAGGGGGGGCACAATACAAAGGGCTTATGTCTATTTCCAACGCTGGACAAACAGATTACGATGGTGTGTCTCGTGGTGCTTTACTAATCCAAGATGATTTAACTACAAATCTATTTGGGGTTAGAAATTCAAATACTTCAAGCGCGGCGGGCATAACTATAGGAACACAGTTTGTAGCAACAAGTGTATATGACGGTACTAACAACATCTTGTGGAAAGATGGAAGTGCTGGATCAACTGTTGCAAGCGCAGGTAATTTTTCAACTACTCTGTTATCTATTGGGCAAAGGTTTGCATGGCCTTCTCCATGGGTAGGAACATTTTCTGAAGCAATCCTATTCGCCTCCGTCTTCTCCACCACCGACCGCCAAACCCTTGAGCGTAACCAAGGCGGTTACTACAGCATCACAGTAGCTTGAGAAAAATCATATTAGTGGATAATTAAAAACCATGACAAAACAACAATGGCTACTTTCTCAAATTGCATTAAACCCTAAACTATCTGCTAGGGAATTAACTTCATATTTGAATGACAAACAATTGATTGATAATCCAGTGCCAATAGGACAAGTATCTGTTGTACCTACAGTAGAAGAAGTTTCAGCAGTAGTCACAGATGCGGAAGTCTTAGCTATAGCTGAGAGTCCAGTCTATTTAAGGATATTAGATGCTATTGCCCAAAATCGACCTGATTGGGTGGTTGGCAACTTAACAACATTAAAACGTGGAGGCAAGTTAACCCAAGCAAGTTATGATGCAATTTTAGTATTACTTCAAAGGACTGAACTTGATCCTAACTATCAAGCGCAAGTATTGATAAGTCCTGCTGAATTGGCAGGGCATGGGGTTATTTTAGTTAGTGATGTTGAGGAGTTATTAACTCCCTAAACTTCCCCCAAATACTAAATTCTGGGATAAACAAGAATGTGCGCCACTTCCCCCGTCTACAACATCATTTGTGGGCGGGGTTTTTCTACTGCCGTCAAAAGCATCCACATAAGATAAAAAGTCATCATTCCACCAAGCTCTTAGTATTTTTATCTTCCCGCTCCTAGCATCCATAGCCCAGGGTTTAGCCCGGGTTAATTTATCGCCAAGAGGTTGGACTCCCTTACAATTACACTCAGGCAAAGCTTTTTTGATTGTCCTAATTAAGCTTTGTTCATGTCTCCTTGACGCTGAACCGCCCTCTAACTCCCACCGTTGCTTAACTTTTTTACCATCCGCCACGGCCATCGTTACGATTTGGTTATCGCCCTCTTCTGCTCCTAACTGTTCCCAGTAAACATCTAAGATGTAATATTCATACTCTCCCGTAAATTTATTTTTAACTTTCATCCATTTCTGGGATGCACTAAAGCATGAGGATGAAGAGGCAACTTCTTTAGCTGTACTGGCCAAATCCCAAAACCTTAAAAATTGGGCAGAAGTTAAATCCATGCTGCTTAACTGTTCTTGATCTATTATCTCAAACCACGAACGGTTAAAGACTAATCCTGCCGACCATTTAATCTTCCAATTACCTTTAAGCAATCGCTCCATGTCAACATTAAGTAATGAAAGTAAATTAGCTTTGTAATCAGGGTTTTGGCTTAAGAGAATCTTATTGTCGTCTAAGGTTGCACTAATAAAAGTTAAGGATTTTGGCGGCGCAATTTTAGCTAATTCTGGGAATTTAAGCATTAATTCTTCTGCGGAATCTCCCCAGTGAATAACGTTATTTAAGCGGTAAAAGTATCTTAAAACGCCTGACCTTTCTTCGATAGGGTATCCCGTCGTAGGGTTAATATACCAATCAATTAATTTAGCTACCCACGAATCTGCGTCAGGGTTACAGGTTGCATCAATCCTTGGCTTAACTCCGCAGGTACTTCTATTTCTTGAAAATAAGAACCAAAATTGTTTTTCGGTAAATTTATTTAACTCATCAAAGCCAATATAGGCTATTTGCGCTCCGGGGAATTTATTCTCTACGTCTTTTTCATGTTGAGCGTGACCAAAGCTAATAGCTGCGCCGCTGGGAAATTTCCAATCTAATTTACCCTCTCTTGGAATTGCACCAGGGACTAAGCCAAATAATTTCTTAGACTCATCCCATAAACCACCCTCTGTTGTTATTTCAGGCGAAGTCCGGCGGAAGATTACCGCACCATAATTAGGGTTATCAATATTAATTAAAGACTTCCTTAACAATGCCCACGACTTCCCGCCTCCACCGGCTCCTCCATATATGCACACATCAGCGCGCGTATTTACAAAGCTTGTTTGCTTTCCAGGCTGTGGATCTGGAAGGGTAAAAGTTACCGCATTATTCTTAGCTTTTTCGTTAACCTTGGACTTTAATAAAGTTGTTGGTGCGCCACTTAAAAAATCTTTTCTTTTGCTTCCCATTTCCTTTAAGACTGTGCTATAATTTATATATAAGTTAAATTATAGATTTAAAAATTGCATAGGTGACACAAAGTATTATCCCAGATGAAGAATAGTCTGGGATATTTTTTTTGGATTTTTTTCGTAGATGAAGTGTGTCTAGAGTACCCGCCCACTCTCGCCTTACCCCCGCCTTAATCTCGACCCCCCCTTAAATAAATTAATTAAAGTCCCGGCACTAAATTTAATTTAAGGATTAATCTAGCGATCGCAAGATAAGAGATAAGAGATAAGAGATAAACCTTAAATTAAATTAGTGCATAGTGCAGACAAGTTTCGACGCTAAATTAAATTAGCGATCGCAGAATATTTTTAACTCATGTATAAAATATAACATAAAATTAATTTAAAATACTGTTGCACGACGGTAGAGAGTAAGTTATATTAGTTATATTGAAAGTTAAAAAGTAAAGAAAAGAGGACATAGGAAAATGAAGACCGTACAGACCATATCTGGAGACAATTTCGTACTAGTAACTGACAACGAAAAAGAGATCCCTATCTCCAGACCTTACCTAAACCACTGTGATATAGAGTATAGAAAAAAGAAGGAGGAAGACTATGCAAACTATAACCTTCGGGAACACCATCAAGAACATTATGGCGAAGGTCTTTTTCAAGGATACGATTACGGCCACGATTTGGGGATAAACGATCCCTTTGCTGAAGAGATATTAGGGTCGGATATCTTGTTAAGATAATACCTTAAAATACTCTTAAAATAAACCTCTTAAATTAAGTTTTAAGAGGTTTATTTTTTTAATTCATACATTATTCTTGACCCGCGATCGCTATTAAATAAATTAATTAAAGTCCCGGCACTAAATTTAATTTAAGGATTAATCTAGCGATCGCTAAGGAAATATTTAAGAGTTAAATTACTTAGTCCTAGCTTATACATAAAATTAATTTTAAAATACTGTAGCGTTATTTTTAAGAGTGCGTTATTATAAAGAGAGTTAAGGAAGTTAAAAAAAGAGGACATAGGAAAATGAAAAATAAAATCACAGAAATTAAAGCGTTAGTCAAAACAACCTTCCCTGATTTTGCCCTCGAAAACGACAAAGATATAACCCCGACGGCGGTTAGGCAATATATTAAAAACAAGTTACCAGAAGAGGTTTTATTTCAAACAGCAGTTTTAGTTCCATCCCGGATCAATTGCTGGGTAAGAATTGAGAAACTGTGCAACTACTTAAAAACAGTCAAATACTGGGCTAGTTTATAACTTTAAATAAGTTATTGCGGTCGAGTGAGTTATGACTCCCGACTTAGGTTTAATGCCTAAGCGATCGCATTCTTAATCCTAAGAAGTAGTTAAGCTTAGGATTAAGAGTTAACAAAAAGTAAAAAAGTAAAGGAAGAGGTAAGGGAAAATGGCTAATACATTCGTAACCGGCAACTATTACAAAAATGAGTGTAGAGAGATCGTCATCCTCGTTACGTCGCGGACAAAGTGCTTTATAACCTACAAAGAGCTTTGGATAAGCGATCCGCACAACTGCTATCAAGACGGTAAGGTTAAGGTAAGAGTTAATGAAAATAACGACGAGTTTGTTTTAATCGATGGATTTAGTAAATACTCGTCCGTTGACGAGTATGTGAAGTATGTAAAGGAGGAGGTTAATGTTAAGGAGGAGGTTAATGTTAAGGAGGAGGTTAATGTAAAGGAAGAGGAAGTTAAGGAAGAGGTTGAGGATAGTGATTTACCTTTAACTAATGCGATCGCATTAGTAGGTAAAGTTACGGAAGTTAAGGAAGAGGTTGAATTTACCTTAACAGATGACAACAAGACCGCTATTCAGGCGATTGTCAAATTAGATCCCGTAAGGTGTAATTGGAGCAATTTAGAGCGGATTGCATACAGTAAACTAACGGCATGGGTAAGCTATCCCCATGACTCTAGAGATATTAGAGGCGTTTACGAGGGCGCACTACTGGTTTTAAATACCATTAGTAAGGAAGATAAAGCACGGGTTAAGGAATTGGTGGTTGAGGGCAAAAAAAAAAATAACTCTTGAGGATAGTGATTTACCTACTAATGCGATCGCTAATAACGCAAAGGATTTAGTTTTGCCCTTAACTAAGTCCTTGACCTTTAAGGAAGTGCGGGAATATGCAGAAAATGCGGGTTATGAGGTAGAACCGCTTGGGGGAATGTTCAGGCTAATAAAAAATAACGTTATTAAAACATTCCCTAGTTTAAAAACCTTACAACTTTTTATAACAGAGGAATTAGTTGAGAAAAAAGAAATAACTCTTGAGGATAGTGATTTACCCTTACCTACAACATTACTATCATTAGTTATTCAGGAACAGGTACAGTTAAAGGAGACAAAAACAATGTTTAAAATTAATGTTACCGAGCTACACTCCGAAATTCAAAAAAAATTAGCAGTTAAATTAAATGGGGTGCTGAACACCTCTGGATTAATAGACATTATTCAAGTAGACACCAATCCAAATCTTCTGGATTGGTATGAACTAGAAATTGCCATTTATGGCGATATTGACACTGACTCTGATAGATTGCACCAATGTGTCTCCTGGGATGAAGACGACGAAGTAAAGAAAAAAATAATTAAAGAAGCAGTAATAATTACTGAAAAAAACACAGTAGCCGATGAATTACATCGGCTGAACTTAACTTTTGAAGACTTGAAAAACCCTGCTAAATTAGGGTTGGCAGGGTTGATATCCGTGCCTTTTAAAGACAAAGATAAAAAATATCACAACAAATTAAACCTGCCGCAAGAATGCCAGGGTCTTCCAGCATTTTCAACAGGAAATATAAGAAGATCTCAAACATCAACTCATTCTACCAATCGAATGGGAGATTCGGTTAGTCACAAGACATGGGTAACAGAATATGAGTACGTCATTGGCACGTATCTATATTGGTCAGATACCAATATAGAAGGGAAAATATTGTTCCCTTCTGAGTCCGAAATCTTGAAAAAAGAAATTGATCATTTGGCAAATATACTCCTGAACAATGGGGTAAAAACCCTTGCGGAAGCACAGGAATTAAGTGCAAAAAGAGAAATGAGAAAAGCGGTTCTAGAAAAAGAACAGCAGGAAAAAATCTCAAGGTTAACACCCGAACCCGAATGGGTTGAAAAGGAAATTACCAGTAACGGAAACGTTAATCGTTTTTGGGTTGGAGACGATATGGTTGTCTCATTCAACTGGAACGATGAAGACGGCACAGTATGGGAGCATTGCGATGACCGGACACGCGGGTTATCCAATAGAGTCAGGACTTCAGTTTCCATCGGTTCTGATAGAGATGCTGTCATGGCACGGATAAGCTTCTTGCAAGCAGAAGCGAGTAAAAAATTCGCTGAAAAGAGAGCGAGAAAAGAAGCCTATGAAGCTTATAAAAAGGCTCAAGAAGCTGGCAGCAGACCTATTAAGTCTTTTGACAAGTGGCTACAAACAACGCAAATCTAAGGAGGTACAGAAATATGCAGAAAATGCGGGTTATGAACTGACAGAACGCACCTATGAGTATTATAATTTTAGGGTAAGTTCCCTTTTCGACAGAAGAGGGAAGTTTACCAAATTGATAGATGTCGTTGAGGTAATTAAGGAGGGTAGGCTGCTAAATGGTGAGTTTAGCAACCTACCCTTACCTACTGATTAATGGTTTTAGGACGTGGCTTTTAATTCCTTAAAAGCCACACTTTCTTTAAAATCTTGCCAAGAATCTTCCCATGATTCATCTACGGACACAGAATCAATAAACTCTAGCCATTTTAAGGATATTTCATGGGCGTTATCTTTTTTTATCCCTTCACTTTCACATAGGCTTAGGAATGTCTCTTCACTCATTACTCCCCTTATATAACTTTTAAGGTTTTCCTTAGCTTTATTGTCACTGTCACCTCTAAAGTATTCCCTAACGTCCTCTAATCTGCGACCCTTAAAAACTTTTTTAAGAGACTTATCTCTTAATTGAACCCTCTCCTCCGGCGTGAGTTTTTTAATAAGGACTTCCGCAAAAGTCTTGATTAGTTTTGGTTCTATTCCATTTTCCACATATTTTTTAAGTGAAGTCAGAGCCATAACCTCAAATTGGGTTAAACCCCGCGAAGTAAAATCCATCTTAACTAAAAGTTTTATAGCCGCGTAACTTTCTTTAGTCAGCATATTTTCCTCCTTTTCCTCTTCTGTTGCGATCGCGTATTAAAAATCATGTCCTAAGCTATGACATTAAACTAGCTTAGTTAAAAAATAAAAAACACCCATGAATAACTGTATAACCTGCGGAAAAAAGTTAAGATCGGATAGTAGTAAATCCCCACACTGTAGCAGGTGTTGGCTGAAGACAGAAGAGGGTCGCGCCTTTAATGCGGCTAAAACCAGGAGTTTTTACGTCCCCAGGACTAATTTAAAACCCCGGTGTTTAGCTTGCAACAAAACCATTAATACCCCTAAAAACCAGGGCTACTGTAGAGTCTGTTGGGAACAATGGACAGAAGAGGGTAGAGAATATAGATGCGAAAAAGTCAAGCGATCGCAAGAGAAACCCTTAAAAGTTAATTAATTAAAAATATCCCTAACCTTATTTAATTTAAGGTTAGGGATATTTTTTTAGCCATAGTTAATGTCAGTTAAAGTTATATCTGTAATCTCTTCACTGTTTACAGTAATGGTATTGTCTAAAGTTTCCAGTAGCCGTGCAACGTCCAAAGCTTCATTTAAATTACGTAAAGATTGCTCGCCACAAGCATTGCCAGCGGCTACGATATTTCTCAAATCTTGCGATCGCATATTCTCTAATAAGTCTGGATTATTCTCATAATTTTCCAAAACTTTCTTAGCAATATCCAAACACTTTTGAGATACATCTAAATTAGACCAGCCTAGAATCTCACTTCTTTCTCTATAACGCTGTAATTTATCTATATGGGAAGAAATTTCTAATGCTTCTGCGTGCTTACGCTTTTCTAATTCTATATATCTGTCATACTCTCTAAGTCTTTCTTGCCAGAAACTTTTCGTACTCCAATCATTCATCTGTTGGGAATAGCTTTTGATAGATTTTTTAAAAGCGATCGCTACTTTCTCAAAAGTTCTTCTTATACCCATATCACGGTAGCACATAAATGCTTCATAGCTCTTGCTGGTGTCTATTCCGGGCAAATAGTCCCACACATTCACATTCAATTCTAAAGCTACTGCGTGACATCCTTTAGCTAAAGCTTCTTTATTGTAAGTAATATGAGCGGGCATAATCTTTTATCTCCTTCTCCTAATTAATTTAATTTAAGTTATTTTTTAATAATAATAAATTTAATCCTTAGTATAACACAATACTAAGAAATATTTAATTAGTATAAAATATAACATAAAATTAATTTAAAATACTATTGACCGACGGTAGATAAGTGTGGGATATTGATTTTATGGAAAGTTTAAAAATAAAGGATGAGCAAAATGATAGTGAATGTAAAAAATGTATCAATCAAGATAGAAGAATTAGCAGAATACGACCTAAGAAGGCCGAATTGGGACGAAAACGGAAAAAGAGGAGAAGATTATGAATATACATGGCATCATGTATCAGGATTTTGGTTATTAAATCCAAGTTTTGGGGTTGGGCATTCGGTGGAGGATTGTATTGCTCAGGTAGAATCCCAGTTTTAATCTATTTCCGCAAGAGCGATCGTTTAACCACAGCGATCGCTTTTTTTATAGGGGGAATTTTCAGGCTGGCACACTTAACTAAATATTTTTAAACCCCTCTTAAAATTTATTTTTAAGAGGGGTTTTTTTTGTATTCCGACGGTAGATAAAATAAAAAGTCATAAATTTCAAATGACAATTATTCCTGATAACGCAAAAAAAACAGCCAAAAAACGCACTTTTTTTAAAACGTTAAAACCCTTACACCGAGTTAGTTTTGAGCGTTTTTTAAGGGTTTTTTAGCTGTTTTTAAAAACTCTCTTGAGAATAATTAGCAACAAGACTAAAAAACCTTACGACTCTCTCTATATAAGGGTTACAGAGATTTTTTATAAGCCTTATTCCTATTAAAAAGTTTGTTTTTTTAATGCAAAAACTCTGCGTATACTACTGCGTAAGGGTTTTAGACATTGAGAATAAGTTATTTTTTTTAAAGCTTAAACGCGCTTAAGATAGGGGAAAATGCCCAGGACTTAGGCGGACT